CATAGGCAAGGGTGAGTGGAACGAAATTGCGCAGGGCGTTATCGAGTTCGGGAAGAAGACCTTCATAATCGAGCCCATCCCGCAGTTTGCAAAACCCATCGAGGAAATCTACGCGAACCGGAACGCCTACACGGGTCAGGCCATCGAGACGCTCGCCGACAAACGCAAGCCCACGGAAGAACGGTACGACGAATACACCAGCAGCCTCGCAAAGTATTCCGGTCAGGTGTCCTCCGCCGTTGGGCTGTCTCCCAAGCAGGTTGATACCCTGATCCGTGGGTACACGGGCAGCATGGGCATGCTGTTCCTGTCCACGGTTGACGGAGTGACGAGCGCGGGCGGCACACGCCCTGCTGGGTTCTTTGGTGACCCGGCAAGCGTACCCGGCATCCTTGGAAACGTCTCTGGTGCGACCCGCATCTTGAAGACAGAGGGACAACTGAACAACAAGTTCATTGGCGACTTCTACGAGATCAAGCAGAAGGTCACGGAAATCGCTACCTCCATGTCCAATGCTGCTCAGATCGGCGATACCGAGACGATCAAGAAGCGGATGGAGCAGATGCCTGCTGCCCGTGGGCTCTACACGGCCTTCAATGCGGCGAGCGAGAACATGTCGAAGATCAACAAGCAGATCGATACGATCCGCAGGGATCCGAAGATCGACCCTGAGCGTAAGGCCGAGCTGCTTGAAAGGCTGAACACGGCCCGTGGTAAACTGGCCGAGCAGATGGTGAACGCTGCCAATCGAGCGGGGGTCTACAGATGAGTACGACCGAAGAGAAGCAGGAGAAGATCGCGCTTGAGATGGCTGCTACGGCCAGCAAGGGCGCGCTCGTCGAGAAGATCACGTTTGCCGGGATCCCCATTCTGTTCTCTTGCGTGGTCTACCTCATGAGTTCGCTGTCCAATGCGAACAACGAGATCATCCAGTTGAAAGCGAAGATCGCTGTCGTGGTCAACGCCGACAACAAGGCCATTCCTCCGCAGGGCACTACCATCGACATGGCCCAGATCAGGGAGAACCTGAGCGAGCAGATCTCCCGGGTCGAAAGGGAAGCTGCACTTGGCCGCGCCGCCATGACCCTTGACCGCGAGAAGTCCATGTCCGCCATCGAGAAGTCTCGCCTCGATATGGCTGCGGATGCCGCCCAAGCCCGGGCCTCGATCCGCTTCGACACCATGAAGATGGTGTCTGAACTCGACAAGAGGATTACCCTTCTGGAGAAGGGGAAGTAGATGGATCCCCTCACACTCCTTGCTGCGGCCAAGGCAAGTTATGAGGCCATCAAGGCTGGCATAGCCGTTGGCAAAGAACTTCAGGGCATGGCCAAGGACCTCGGGTCCTTGTTCGACAGCGTGGCGGCTATCACTCGTGTCGCGGCTGACCCCAAGGGCAGCTTGATGGCGGGCAAGTCTGCCCAGCAGATCGCTATGGAAGCCTATGCCGCCAAGGCCGAGGCCGACCAGATGATGGAGGAGTTGAAGAACCACTTCATCGGGGAGTTCGGAATTGCTGCATGGGATCAAGTACTTAGCCACACAACGCAGATCAAGAAGGACATGAAGGCTGCGGCTCTCGAAGCGCAGAAGGAACAAGAGGAGCTGATGAACACCATCTTGGTGTGGGGGTCTGCCCTTCTCGCGCTCATTCTGGTAGTCACCGTCCTAGTCCTGATTACAATAGGTCTTGTCCATCGGTAGGAGTTGCAAGTGGATCTCATCGCCAAGTTCGGACCCTTGCTGGGTCAGGTCGCTCCGTCCATCGCCACCGCCCTTGGTGGCCCGCTTGCCGGTGTCGCCATCAGGACCCTGTCGAACGCCTTGTTCGGGCATGAGGATGCCTCCGAGGAACAGGTGTCCGAAGCCTTGTCGAACGCCTCGCCCGACCAGCTCGCCGCCATCAAGAAGATCGATGCCGACTTCAAGGTGCAGATGAAGAGCTTGGACATCGACCTTGAGCGCATCGCTGCCAATGACCGCGACAGCGCCCGCAAGATGCAGAGCGAAACCAAGGACTGGACCCCGAAGGCGCTGGCCTTCATCATCACGTTCGGGTTCTTCGGGGCGCTGGTTTATATCTTGGTCTTCGGGATTCCGAAGACAGGGACTGAAGTCATCTTGATGATGCTGGGATCTCTCAGCACCTCATGGACTGGCGTCACGCAGTTCTATTACGGCTCCAGCGCCGGATCAAAACAGAAGACCGACGCCCTCACGTCAAAGGACAAGTGACATGAAAGAGAACTGGGACGCCTGCTTCGCCATGGTCTTGAAGCACGAAGGTGGTTTTGTGAACCACCCGAAAGACCCGGGCGGGATGACGAACTTGGGGGTCACCCGCACCAACTGGGAACTCTATCTCAATCGCGACGTCACCGAGGACGAGATGCGGGCGCTGACGCCGGAGATGGTTAAGCCCTTCTACAAGCACAACTATTGGGACCGGATCAAGGGCGACGATCTCCCGTCTGGTGTGGACTACGCCGCCTACGATCTGGCTGTGAACTCTGGCACAGGCCGGGCGGCGAAGTACCTCCAGCGCATTGCTGGTGTGACGGAGGACGGGGTCATTGGACCACAGTCCTTGAAGGCCATTCAGAAGTGCGATGCCGAGGATACCGTGGAGAAGATCTGCAATCTGCGGATGAACTTCCTCAAGGGCCTGAACACCTTTGACACCTTCGGCAAGGGCTGGACCATTCGCGTCAACGACGTGATGGCCAAGGCGACGGAGATGGCGTGATGGCGAAGACCCCTATCTGGGACAAGGCGCGTCCTTCAAAACTTGGCGCACCGAAGAAGCTGTCGTCCAAGCAGAAGTCCTCTGCAAAGGCGGCGGCGAAGAAGGCTGGTCGGCCCTATCCAAATCTTGTGGATAACATGATGGCTGCGAAGAGGGGGAAGTGATGGCGAAGTCCCCAGCATGGCAGCGCAAGGAAGGCAAGAGCCCCAAGGGCGGGCTCAATGCCAAGGGCCGCGCGTCCTACAACAGGGCGAACCCGGGGAAGCCCGGGCTCAAGGCCCCGCAACCAGAAGGCGGTCCTCGCAAGGAAAGCTTCTGTGCCCGCATGAAGGGCATGAAGAAGAAGCTGACCTCGTCGAAGACCGCCAACGATCCAAACTCCCGCATCAACAAATCACTGCGGGCGTGGAAGTGCTAGATCAGCCACTCCTTGTGGCCTTCCTTTAGGACGGTGGTGGCGACGTTGATCTTCTCACGCAGTGCGCGCAGGATCTTCTCGTCCACCGTCCCCTCCGTCACGATGTCGATATACGTGACGTTGTTCCGCTGCCCAATGCGGTGTGCGCGATCCTCACTTTGCAACCGGACTTCCAGATCGTAGTTGTTCGAGAAGTAGATCACGGTGCTTGCTTCTGTTAGCGTGAGCCCATAGCCACCGGTCCGTGGTTGGCCAACGAAGAAGCGAAGCGGATGAGCAGGATCTTGGAAGTCTTTAACTATTTGCTGACGCTGCTCCGGCGTGGTCTCGCCATAGTAGGAACGTACAGACGGGGGGCCATACTCCTTGGCCAACGCACGTTCGATCATCTGGATGTCGTAAGTGTAGTTTGCCCAAATGATGACCTTGCCATCGACTTCTTCGAGGGCTCCGAGAAGCTCGTCAAATTTGTCCGATTTCATCTCGATGACCGTACCGTCGTCGGCCTTGAAATATCCCGAGCAAATCTGCTGCAAGCGGAGAATTTGCGTCAGCACATTCTGAGCTGTGAGCGTCTTTCCCTCAAGCTCTGCAATCGCGGCCTTCTTGACAGTGGCATAGATGCGAGCCTGTTCATCGGTGAGTTGGACAAGGCGTTTGGTGTACACTTTTTCGGGAAGGTCTAGGCAGTCCTTCTTCAGGATGCGGTACGAGAACTTGTCGAGGCGCGTCGAAAGCTCATCGAGATTCTGATAGCCGACCACCTGATTGAACGAGTGTGTCCCCACGCTCCTGCGAAGGATGCGGCAGTACCTTCCCTGAAACGAGTAGAAACTGCCGAAGCCGAGGATCCATTCGTCGAGGAACGCGCACTGGGTGTATAGATCCATGGGCGTCTTGGTGATCGGCGACCCCGTCATGACCCGGCGATAGGCTGCGGCCTTGCCTGCACGGATGATGTTCTTGGTGCGCTTTGCCTTGCCATTCTTGATCGTCGTGCTTTCGTCCACGGCCATCAGTGCTTTCTTGGCCCGCAGAAACTTTAATGCGAAGGCCAAACCTTTTTCTGTGGAAAACGCCTCGACGTTCATGACCACGATCTTCAGGTTATCGTCGTCCTTCAAGCACTGGTCCAACCGGTCGAGGTTCTTCTTGGAAGTCCCGGGATCCCAGACGGTTACGTCGTAGAGGATATGCTCAGGCACATGCTTGGGAAGCTCGATGGTCTCCCAGTTTTTGTACACGCCCTTGGGTGCTACAACGAGGAAGCCGGTGATGTTGCCCCGGTCATACAGCACTGAGACCGTATCGATGAGGATCTTCGATTTTCCCGTGCCCATCTCTGCGAAGAGCGCGAACTCCTTGTCGCTCCACGACTTTTTGAGAGCATCCATCTGATGCTGGTACGGCTGCATGCGGAATTTGTAGCGGTCAAGAATGTCCATGGTCCGTTGCCCTTTCTGTTTGGCGAGGACAAGATAGGCTCATCTGAAATAATTTTGCAAGCCCGCTTGACAGACCCCCGGGGGATGGGCGTAGTTTGTGTCCGTCCAACGGGAGAAAGCCGTGACAGTATACATAACGCAAGAAGTCCCCGGGCGCGATCTGTCCGACGCCTTGGTGTTTGGCGACCTCGATATCCTGCTCCCTGCAAAGGAACAGATCTCGCTGTCGGCAATGCCCACGGTCCGAAGGATGCAGCGCAAGCTCGCGAAGTTCACATCGAGAGACTACCTCATGCTGTCCGGTGATCCGGTCTGCATCGGGATAGCCTGTTGCCTTGCAGCGCAAGCCAACAACGGGCGTTTCAAGGTGTTGAAGTGGGACAGGATTGAAACCCGGTACTACCCCATCGAGGTGGATCTGTACCAAGACACTAGGAGATAGAAAGTGGACCTAGAAGATGTTGCAATGCAGTTGTCCAGTGTGGACAACAACGACCTGAGACAAGTGTCTGGCCTCGTGCGCCAGCAGTTGCTCTTGGAACAGCGCGTTGAAGACCTTGCTGCCGACCTAAAGAAGGCGCAGGCTGACCTCGCACACATCTCTGGCGATGCCTTGCCCGCAGCCCTTGCGGAACACGGCCTCACAGAACTGAAGATGGCTGATGGTTCGAAGGTTACGGTCGCCACCGTGATCAGCGCGAACATCACCAAAGACCGTGCGAATGAAGCCCATGACTGGCTTCGTGCGAACGGCCATGCAGACCTCATCAAGAACACGGTGTCCGTGGCCTTTGGTAAGGGCGAAGACGAGAAGGCCGCAGAGTTGATCAGCCAGCTTGATGCTAGCGGGTGGAGCGCGGACCAGAAGGAAGCTGTCCACCCCAGCACATTGAAGGCTTTCTGCAAGGAACAGATCGAACGTGGGGCTGCGATCCCCAGCGAACTGTTTGGTATCTACATCGGTCAGAAGACCACGATCAAGAAAGGGAACTAAGATGTCCAAGAATGCTGTTGCCACCACTACCGGCGTCACCGGTACAAGCATCACCCACATCCTCGTTGACGAGTTCGAGGAGTTTGCCGGTCTCGGCATGGATCAGGTCCGCACCGAGGACATGTCGATCCCCTTCCTGCGCATCCTCGCACAGCTTTCACCACAGGTGAACAAGCGTGACGGTGCCTACGTGCAGGGCGCTGAGGCCGGGATGATCTACGACACCGTGGCCAACGAGGCATTTGACGGAGAGGCTGGGGTCCTCGTGGTCCCCTGCTACTACAACCGTCGCTATGTCGAGTGGAAGCCCCGTGAGAAGGGTGGCGGATACGTCAACTCCTATGCCGTCGATGACCCCATCGTGAACACCACGTATCGCGATGATCGTGGCAACGACGTGCTACCCAACGGCAATCTCCTCACCAACACAGCACAGTTCTTTGTGTTGCGCATTGACGAGACCGGCCTTCCCCAACGCTGCCTGCTCACCATGACTTCGACCCAGTTGAAGAAGGCGCGCAAGTGGCTGACGCAGATGCAGTCACGCACGGCGATGGGCAAGAACGGTATGTTCACCCTGCCCATGATGTCTCAGGTCTACCGCCTGCGGACAGTCGAGGAGCGCAATGACAAGGGCTCATGGTTTGGGTGGGAGATCTCCCACGAGCGCAGTTTTGATCTGGCGCTCGCCAACGACAAGCCCGTCTTCGAGATGGGTGTCGAGTTCTCCAAGTCCGTGAAGGCGGGCGACGTCAAGGTGAAGGAGGACCAAGGTCGCGATGACGTCAGCCGTCCCGTGCATGACGAGGAAGTCCCGTTCTGATTAGCATACCCGGGGGGCCGCAAGTCGGTCCCCCTTTTCAAACTGAGGCCGTAGAATGGACCTTGCACAAAGATACTTCACCCTATTTGCCGGGAATAACCGCGCGCATGGAACCTTCAATGTTCAGAATGATCGGCAGCGCGACGGCAAGAAGCAGGGACAGGCGCGCATCCTGCGTGATCCTCCGACCGTGAACCATTGGACCGAGCATCTAAGCGGCGGCACCGGGCTTGGCATCATCCCCATCAAGGACAACAACAAGTGTCATTGGGGGGCCATCGATATCGACGTCTACAATCTCGAACACTCCTCTCTGATCCGTCAGGTCGAGAAGCACAAGCTTCCCGGTGTCGTATGCCGCTCGAAGTCAGGCGGCGCGCACCTATACTTCTTCTTCACCGAGGAGATAGCAGCGGCTGACTTGCAGCCGAAGCTTGTTTCGTTAGCCGCGCTCCTTGGCTACGCCGGATCGGAGGTGTTCCCCAAGCAACAAGAGATCCTGGTTGACCGTGGGGATACCGGCAACTTCCTCAACATGCCCTACTTCGCAGGCACACGGACCACGCGCTACGGGTACAACGACAAGGGAGAAAGCCTTGGACCAGAGGAGTTTATCAGCTTCGCTACTGGGCGTTGCGTTAGGCCTGACGATTTCCTTGATTTCGAAACTGCGCCAAAGAAAGCTGAAGAGGTACTTCCAAAAGGACCCCCATGCCTACAGCAACTGGCAGCACAAGGCTTCGGTGAGGGTGGTCGCAACAATGCGCTCTTCAACCTCGGTGTATACGCGCGCATGGCTGCGCCCGACAAATGGGAGGAGCGTGTCCGTCACTACAATCAGACGATGATGATCCCTCCGCTCTTTGACAAGGAGGTGGATATCATCCTCTCCCAGCTTGCAAAGAAGGAGTACTTCTACAAGTGCGACGACCAGCCCATCGCCAGCTACTGCAACAAAGAGGTCTGCATAGGACGCAAGTTCGGGATCGGACCCGGGCAGAAGTCCAATGACCTTGCATCGCTGACCAAGATCAACGGTGACCCTCCGGTCTGGATCATGGACGTTGACGGCAAGCGGGTGGAGCTTGGGACAGAAAGCCTCGTCACGCAGAAGCAGTTCCAGAAGGACTGCCTGAACCAGATCAATCTTTACCCCAAGACCATGAGCGAGAAGGCGTGGTCCGCGCGCATGCAGACGCTGCTTGCATCCCTCACCATCATCGAAGCGCCGCCCGAGTCCACCGCCATGGGCGAGTTCGAGGAGCTTCTCACATCCTTCTGTTGCGACCGTGCGCGTGGCGTCGAGCGCGAGGAGATCCTGCAAGGCATCGCGGTGTGGTCCGACGAACACGTCTACTTCCAACTGCGCGATCTCCAGAAGCATCTCAAGGCGAACGCCTTCATCAAGTACAACAACGTCCAACTGGGCCTGCGCCTCAAGGAACTGAAGGCCGAGAAGATGGACTGGAAGGTCAAGGGCAAGACCGTCCACCTGTGGTTCCTGCCCCAGACATTCTTCGCTGGATCGGAGGACATCCGCCTCGATCTCCCGCCCCTCGACATTGTGGATCCCTTCTGATGCACATCATCCTTGGACCCCCCGGCACAGGCAAGACGACGAAGCTTCTGAACATGGTCGAGCAGGCCATGGACGACGGTGTGCCACCCGACAGGATCGGTTACTTCTCCTTCACCCGACGGGCTGCGGAGGAGGCGATCACGCGCGCCGTCAAGAAGTTCCATGTGTCCTACAAGGACCTCCCCTACTTCCGCACCTTGCATAGCCTTGCCATGCACCGGGCAGGCATCGACCGCAAGAGTGTGATGGGTCTTGCCGACTACCAGAAGTGCGCCGACTGGCTGAACATTGGATCCTTCGTGGAGACGAGGCCTGTCGAGGAGGGACCCTATCAAGAGTATGGGCTGGGCGACCGCTATCTCGAAGTCATCAACATGGCCCGCATCTGCATGCTGCCCTTGCGCACCGTGTACAACCGCTCGAAGGTGGCGTTGACGACCGACTTCTCAAAGGTCGAGTACGTGGACCGTGGCCTACGGGCTTACAAGAAAGCGCACGACCTCTACGACTTCACCGACATGCTGGAAATCTTCATCGCCCAGCAACTATCGCCCGCATTCAACATCGTGTTTGTCGATGAGGTGCAGGACCTGTCCCCCATACAGTGGACCATGCTCCACCAGATAGCCTCGCGTAGCAAGGAGGTCGTCCTTGCAGGCGACGACGATCAGGCAATCTACCGGTGGGCCGGGGCCGACGTCGAGTACTTCATCCGTCTCAACGTGACGAGTGAGGTTCTCGGCCAGAGCTATCGCATCCCCGCCTCGCACCACGCCATGAGCCAACGCCTGATCCAGACCGTCCACCACCGCAGGCAGAAGGACTTCCTTCCACGGCCCGAGGAAGGCAGCGTGATCTGGCACCGGCACAGCGAGGAGGTCAACCTCGAACAGGATGACTGGCTGCTGCTTGCACGGACCCGCAAACTCGCCAAGAAACTGGAGGAGGAGGTGCGCCAGCGAGGCCTGCTGTACGCCTTCAGCCTGTCGAAGGATATGAACCACCAGTGCGTGGCCGCAATCCAGTTCTGGGAAGCTCTCAGGCGCGGGGAGAGCCTGCCTGCAAAGGACGTCCGCTTCGTCTACAAGCACATGCTCCTGCACAAGCAGATCCTGCGGGGGCACAAGACGCTGCCCGACATTCACGAGGACACGCTTCTCGACATCGAGGCGTTGAAGATGAACCATGGGTTGCTCACGGACGAACCGTGGACCGAGGCCCTTGGTGCGATCCCCGAGAATGAGGTGATCTACTACAAGGCTTGCATGCGCAGAGGCGAGGACCTGACGAAGGAACCGCGCATCCGCATCTCCACGATCCACTCAGCGAAGGGTGCAGAGGCAACTAATGTGCTGCTTGTCACCGACTGCCCACAGAGAATAACTAATGGCAGCGCAGAGACCTCTGAACTTGATGACGAAAAGCGTGTATTCTACGTGGGTCTGACAAGGGCGAAGAAAGAGCTGCACTTGATCCACCCAATGGTCTCAAAAGGGTTCCCACTTTTATGACGGGTACGGACTTAGAGGTCTATGCCGTCTGCGCCTGTGGCAAGGACGAGTTAGTAACGACTTTGCGTAAAGTGAAGAACGCATGGCCGTTCTGTTCCTGTCGCCAATCCATGAAGGTGAGCAATGACATACCAGTATCAGCACGAGACAGAATGGGTGATGCCGGACAGCTTCCCCGATTTATCCGACGCCCAACTTATCGCGATAGATCTTGAGACCTATGATCCCGGGCTGAAGGAGACAGGGGCAGGCTGGGCCACCGGCAAAGGGCACATCATTGGCATTGCTGTCGCCGTCGAGGGGGCCTCGTGGTACTTCCCCATTCGCCATGCGAACGGGGGCAACCTCGATGCGCGTATGGCCCTGCGCTGGCTGTCTGACGTCTGCTCAAACCCCAACTGCACCTACGTCTTTCACAACGCCATGTACGACATTGGCTGGCTGCGCTATGAGGGCATCGAGATCAAGGGGCACATCGCCGACACGGTGGTGGCCGCTCCCCTGCTCGACGAGAACCGCTTCAGCTACTCGCTCAACAACCTAGGCTTCGACTACCTGAACGAGCGCAAGGACGAGCGCGCCCTGCGCGAGGCGGCGAAGGAGATGGGCCTCGACCCCAAGGCCGAGATGCACAAGCTGCCAGCCCACTTTGTGGGGCGCTACGCCGAGCAAGACGCTGCCCTCACCCTGCGCCTGTGGGTCCACCTCCGTGCCCTGATCGTGGCCGAGGAGATGTCCTCGATCTTCGATCTGGAGATGCGGGTCCTCAAGGTGTGCCTCGCCATGCGCGCCCGGGGTGTGCGCGTCGATCTCTACAAGGCGGAACAGGTCAAGAAGCAGCTCCACCTTCAGGAGTCGAGCATACTCGAGCGCGTACGAGATGAGACCGGAGTGGACGTGAACGTCTGGGCTGCGGCATCCGTGGCCAAGGTCTTCGACCACCTGAACATCGCCTATCCCCGTACGCCCAAGAGCGGGGCTCCCTCCTTCACCAAGAACTTCCTTGCCACCCACCCCCATCCGCTGGCCAAGGCCATCGTCAAGGCGCGCGAACTGAACAAGGCCCGCACGACCTTCATCGACTCGATCACCAAGCACACGGTCAACGGGCGCATCCATGCAGACATCCACCAGCTTCGGTCCGACGACGGTGGGACGGTGACGGGCCGGTTCAGCTATTCAAACCCCAACCTTCAGCAAATTCCTGCGCGCGACGGAGAAATCTCCCCCCTAATCAGGGGGCTGTTTTTACCGGAAGAAGGGTGCAAGTGGGGCAGCTTCGACTACTCCTCGCAGGAACCACGGATCGTCGTCCACTACTCCCAGATCATGGAGTTGAAGGGGTCAGGGAAGCTGGGGGCCAGCGGGTTCGTTGAGGCATATAGGGGAAATCCACGGACTGATTTCCACCAACTTGCAGCCGACATCGTGGGCGTCCCGCGCAAGCAAGCGAAGACCATCAACCTTGGACTGTTCTACGGGATGGGGGTGAACAAGCTGGGCGAGCAACTCGGCCTCGATGTCGAGGGCGCCAAGGAACTGTTCAAGGTCTACCAAGAGAAGGTGCCCTTCGTCCGCGGCCTGACCGACGCCGTGGCCAAGACCGCCAACAATCGCGGCGTCATCCGCACCCTGCTTGGCAGGCGCTGCCGGTTCGGACTTTGGGAACCCAGAACCTTCGGTGTTCACAAGGGACTGCCTCTGGAGGAGGCGCTCAAAACCTACGGGGAGACCACTCCTCTGAAGCGGGCGTACACCTACAAGGCGCTGAACCGGCTGATCCAAGGGTCGGCTGCGGACCAGACCAAGAAGGCGATGGTGGACCTCTACGAGGCCGGGATCCTGCCAATGATCCAGATCCATGACGAACTGGCGCTGTCGGTGGAGAGCAAGGAGCAGGGCCAACGGATCATGGAGATCATGCAGAACTGCGTGGAGCTTCATGTTCCGTCCATCGTGGACGCCGAGCTTGGCCCCTCGTGGGGAGAGGCGACCCTAAGCCTCGATGACGCCTTCGAGGATCCCGCGTAGGTAGGCCTTGTCAGCGGCCTTGAGATAGTAGCCCTCGCCGTACTGACTGAAGACGCAGATCTTGATGTCCGCCATGCGCGACCGCAACCTGTACAGGATCATGCGGTCGGCGTTGTGGTGCGGCTTGTTCCCATGGAAGGTCGAGAACAGCGGCTTCAAGTCCTCCGGCTTGACGATTGGCTTGGTCAATAAAAGTTCAAGGACCATTGCCAATTGTGTGGATAACTTAAATTTCCTTTTGATATCAAGGATGTACGCGCTGGTCTCTTCCATGTCCGTGCTGCCTATGTCCGTTGACTTTGTTTACTATTACCATCAACTGTCATCATTGTCATCTAGATCCCGCCAACAAGTGCAGTTCTGAAAACCCCTTTTGAGTTTGTGGTCCTGCATCTTCAGGTCATAGACCTTGTCCTCCAGCTCCACGATTATCTCATGTGCGCGGACGAGGAGTCCTCGGGGGTCGAGACGATGGTACTTACCCGGCCCGATGTTGTATTCTACGTAGTATTCCTCGATGTCGTTGAGGAGATTTGTGGTCGTCGTCACCATGGGTCTTGCGCTCCTTCAGGTAGATGCGAGGGAAATGCTCATCACACCACGGGCGGTGTGTGCCCGGGGCTGGTTGACCACAGAAGATACGGAACCCGTCTTCTGTGATCTTGTCGGTGACCCACCTACACTCGAAGGGTGACGCAGTCAGAACGGTACATTGCTCATCTTCCCGCATCGCTTTCTCCGAGTGTAGGGATTGTCAGAAGAGGCCCTTCTGGGAAGGGATCGACATGGCCAGACGGATGTACCGCTCGCGGTACTCCGCTGACTTCTTGGCAAGCGGTTTGTTCCAGTTGTCCCACCCGGCCACATGGCAGGCGGCAAGCTGCTTGTAGGAGGTGGCCCCCACTGAGATGCACTTCTCGACGTGGCGTAGGCCCGCCTCGATCTGTGCGTCACAGGAGGAGTGGAGATCCTTGGGCGATACGCCGAGGGCCTCCCCACTCTGGGGCATGACTTGCAAGGGGCCGACGGCCCTGCCGTGCCGGGTCCGTGGACCACGGATGTTGCAGGTGAACCCCGACTCCAGCTTGGCGAGGCGCAGGACGTCATCGACGTAGGCTTCACCGACCTTGGACCGAGTCGCCTTGGCTACGGCATTGGCCACCTCTTGTTTTTCCGGTGAGAGGGGGGCTGACTTTCTGACCGCCGCCCTTTGTCTATCCGGTTGCTTGTCAGGGATCTTGAGGCCCTTGCTCCAGAACTCCCGGTCATTGCGGAAGAACTGTGCTGCGGTATCTTCCTCAGCCTTCAGGTGGCTTGGGGACAACGCCGACAACGCTAGTGCTGACGCCGTCAAAATGTACCCTGATTTGGCTTTCATTCGTAGTCTCCGTTGTTACGGGGAAAGGCTGCGTTGCTGGGGCAGCGGTATTTTCCTCTGAGATCTGGGTTGCCTTGGTGAACGCCTCCTTCGCAAACTGCGCGGAGAAGGCCGTGTAGTTTATCTGGTCGATGTAGCTGTCGTCCAGCAGGGGATCGTAGCGGCGGCGAGCAAGCTTGACCGACTCCATCACGACGGAGATGTCGTACTTGCTATAGGTGATCCCCGATATGAGGGATGCAATCTGAGCTGCGGTGTCAAACAAGTTGTCCTCATTCCCATAGGATTGCGCTCGATCATTCAATATTTCCATGCACTTAGTCAGGATCTCGCGGTGTTGCATTCTTCTTCTCCTGTTGAAGGTTGGGGTGGGTTGTCACGCGCATGCACTCGTAATCCATGGAGAACGGTCGTGTGATCCTTCCCCATCTTTCGGGCGATATCCAACAGGGACATCCCCAATTCGTGCCGCAGACGCCAGAAGATCTCTCGTCTGGCGACCGACAATCTCTTGAACCGCCGTTCCCCCTGCAATTCTTTGAGGGAGATCTTGTGCTTCTCGCATACTTGCTGGGCGATGATCCTCCACGCAGGGCGGTAGTCCATCAGCTTTGCGAGAGGCGCTGGTAGAGGGAGTTCAACCGCCACTAATTCTGGAATTACTGGCGGTGGTGGAGGGGGCGGCAGGGCTTTCTTTTCTGCGAGAGCCCGGGCCGCTTGTTGTGTCTTCAGTTCAAAGGCCCGCTTCCTTTCTCTGGCATGGGCCAACCAGTCTACGTTCTGGTCAACGAGTGTCATTGCTTCTCCCTTTCTACTAGCCACAGGCGCACTGGTTGGAACTCTGCCGGGGTGATCAGAGAACTCTCGTCTGTGCGCTGCGCGACCGTCAACTCCGGTGGGATCAGGCCCATTCTTTGATAGCGCCTGAAGCTACCCCGAGCGGCGGCTGCGAGCGTCCGTCCTTGGACCTCGAAGCTATCACCTACCTTCATCGAGAGCCAAGGGTACAGAGGATCCTTGCGGCTCTTGGTGCTGGGCGGCGGGATGTCCTTGTCGATGGCGATCTTGTCCATGGTCAGTCCTTCAAAGCTTTCTGCGCGACAGGCCCATACTTATGGGGGTGCATGTCATCGCTGGTGGGGTATGCGGATAGCTCTACATACTTATCACCAAACTTTGTGGCTACACTATGCACTATCTTCGCAGCGTCCTTGTTATATGGAATGATCCACACAACTTTGTTTGCCGTCACCTTCGAACGCACATACTCGATATCGACCTTGAGGTTTGGATCGGTCGGTCGGTTGGTGCCGAGGCTGATGATGGCCGTGTCGATGCTGATCGGTTTGATGATGGCCGCTTGGTCGAAGGCTGTGCGTCCGATAGCCGCCATCTGGTAGCAGTGGCTGGCCCGTCCGATGCCCACGGCGATGCTGTCTCCGATGGTCACGCAGTCCATGTTAAGTTTCTCCTGTTTTGTTAACACGTTCTTGGGATGTGTTAAGTTCTTCCTGCATGGCGGAAACGAGGACGATGCAACGACAATTGATGTCCGCGCACCATTGGTCTGATCTGTACCAAGAGCATTGGGACAGGACCTTTTTCACCGCCGCCTCCAGCTTTTCGATGTGGTCGGCCCCTTCAAGTGCATTGCGGCATTCTTCCTCGGCCCCACAGGGGGTGCTTGAGAAATTACAACTGCAATTTCCGCGCAGCCGCTTCGCATGATCAGTCATCTTTCCCCTCCAGTGCTTTGCTAATGATCTGTTCTATTTTGTCGTTCATGGTGAAAGCATTGTCGCGAGCGTAGACACCCTCATCTATCTCATCACCTTCATAGAGGCTGACAACTTCTCTCATCGCCGTCTCCAGCTTCTCGATACGCTCGTGCGCTTCCGTCATAGCGTCAGATGCCATAGTCTCACGATACCCTTTGCCGTAGAACTTGAAAGCCCACCCCTTAAGCCTTTCGACTAATGATGATGATTCCCATGGCTTATCTTCAGTCATCTTTCCCCTC